ATACCAACATCATACAAATGTTCCTAAAAACGGAGGAATAAATGTTTATTCATTTGCATTAAAACCAGAAGAGCACCAACCTTCGGGAACTCTTAATATGTCAAGAATAGATAGTGCACATTTATATATTTATAAACATGGTGATGTTAATACAAATTCTAAAGTTTTAATTTATGCTACAAATTATAATGTATTACGTATAATGTCCGGAATGGGTGGTTTAGCTTATTCTAACTAATTTTTTTTTCTTTTATATAAGTATAATAAGTAAAAAATAATGGGAGGAGGTTTATTACAATTAGTTGCTTATGGTGCTCAAGATGTTTATTTAACTGGTAATCCACAAATTACCTTTTTTAAAGTTGTATATAGAAGACACACTAATTTTGCTATAGAATCTATACAACAAACTTTCAGTGGTTCTGTAGGTTTCGGCCAAAGAGTAACTGCTACTGTTTCTAGAAATGGTGATTTAATATCTAGAGCATATTTGGTATTAGATTCTGATTCTCAAATATTAGTACCTTACTTTGGTTTGAAGGTAATAAAATCTGCTGAAGTTGAAATTGGTGGTCAAAAAATAGATAAACACTATGCCGAGTGGATGTATATATGGAATGAATTAAGTATGCCTGAAAGCAAGAAAAATGGTTACTTCGAAATGGTAGGCGGTGGTGGAGGACATAGATTAAAAAATACTAAGTTATATGTTCCTTTAGAATTTTGGTTTTGCAGAAATATTGGTCTTGCATTGCCTTTAATTGGTTTACAATATCATGAAGTTAAAATAACAATTGAATTCGAACAAGAATCCAATGTTATATATACCGCCGATACTGGCGATACAGCCATAGATGTTTTAAAAAACAAAACATTAAATGCTCACTTATGGATTGATTATATTTACCTTGATACCGATGAAAGAAGAAAATTTGCTCAATCTTCCCATGAATATTTAATTGAGCAATTACAATTTACTGGTAAGGAATCTGCAGGTAAAAAAGTTAAATTAAATTTCAATCATCCAGTCAAAGAATTAATATGGGTTGTTAAAAAAAATGATGGTAATAATGAAGATTGGTTTGATTTCAGTTATCAATCTGAAGATGGTAGCATGCGCAATAGCGGTGATGACGGTAAAGGAAATGCTATAAATAGTGTTGTAACACAAACAAATATAGTAAGTGCTACTACAACAAATGGGTTAAGTACAGCAGTTCCCACAGCAGAAAGATTAAGCATTGTTAATGAATTATTATCTTATAATATGGGTGCTATGAATCCTGTTAAAAGCGGTAAATTAATATTAAATGGCAACGATAGATTCCATGCGCGTGAAGGAAGATACTTTAATTTAGTACAACCTTTCCAACATCACGAAAATGTTCCAAATAATCCTGGTATCAATGTTTATTCGTTTGCATTAAAACCAGAAGAACACCAACCATCGGGAACATTAAATATGTCTCGTATAGACACTGCAATATTAGATCTTGAATATGAAGATACCGCAAATGTTGGTGAAAACAGTCACCAAATATGCATATATGCGGTTAATTATAATGTATTAAGAATATTATCTGGTATGGGAGGTATTGCTTATTCTAACTAAGTTTTTTTTTCTTTTATATAAGTATAAATTAGATATAAATTATGGGAGGAGGTCTTTTACAATTAGTTGCTTATGGTGCTCAAGATGTATATTTAACAGGTAATCCACAAATAACTTTTTTTAAGGTTGTATATAGAAGACATACTAATTTTGCTTTAGAATCTATTCAACAAACTTTTAATGGTACTGTAGGTTTTGGCCAAAGAGTAACTGCTACTGTTTCCAGAAATGGGGATTTAATATCAAGAGCTTATTTAAATTTAAAAATAACAAAAGGTCATGTAGATAATAAATTAGTTCCTTATGTTGGTTTAAAAGCTATTAAATATGCTGAAATTGAAATTGGTGGTCAAAAAATAGATAAACATTATTCCGATTGGATGTATATATGGAACGAATTAAGTTTGCCTGTTGGAAAAAAAGAAGCATATTACAAAATGGTTGGTGGAAAAAGTGGTAAATTTTTTAGTGCAGGCACAAATGATATGAATTTATATATACCATTAGAATTTTGGTTTTGTAGAAATATAGGTCTTGCATTACCTTTAATTGGATTACAATATCACGAAGTTAAAATTGTTATTCAATTTGAAGAGTCCTCAAATATTTTATTTGATGGTGACTCTAGTACAAAACCATCATTAAGCGGATCTTTATGGATAGACTATGTTTATTTAGATACAGATGAAAGAAGGAAGTTTGCGCAATCTTCCCATGAATATTTAATAGAGCAATTACAATATACAGGAAAGGAATCTGCCGAAAATAAAATTAAATTAAATTTCAACCACCCTGTTAAAGAATTAGTATGGGTTATGCATAACAATGCAACAACGAATCAAGAATGGATGAATTACACAAACGATGCAGATGTATTATCTCCAAGTTCTACTTATTTAAATACAGCTACACGTGATATTTCATATAAAGAAATGTCTGCATTATTAGGTCCTGCTGGAGACACACAAAATCCAATCAAAAAAGCTAAACTAATATTAAATGGCAATGATAGATTTTATGCGAGAGATGGAAGATATTTTAATTTAATACAACCCTTCCAACATCACGAAAATGTTCCTAATAATACTGGTATCAATGTTTATTCTTTTGCATTAAAACCTGAAGAACATCAACCATCTGGAACCTTAAATATGTCGCGTATAGATACTGCTGTATTAGATTTGGAATATGAAAGTCAAGATAGCACCCATCAATTATCTGTATTTGCAATTAATTATAATGTATTAAGAATATTATCCGGAATGGGAGGTATAGCTTATTCCAACTAAAATTTTATTTTGTAATTTTTTTTCTTATATTAAATTAGATAAATATTTAATAATGGGAGGCGGTCTATTGCAATTAGTAGCTTATGGTGCACAAGATGTTTATTTAACAGGTAATCCTCAAATTACCTTTTTCAAAGTAGTATATAGAAGACATACTAACTTCGCTTTAGAATCTATACAACAAACTTTTAATGGTACTGTTGGTTATGGCCAAAGAGTAACTGCTACCGTTTCCAGAAATGGTGATTTAATATCGAGAGCTTATTTAGTTTTAAATGTTACTGGATCTAGTGGTCTAGTACCTTATTATGGTTTAAGAGTAGTTAAAAATGCCGAAGTTGAAATTGGTGGCCAAAAAATAGATAAACATTATTCCGATTGGATGTATATTTGGAACGAATTAAGTATGCCTGTAGGTAAAAAAGAAGGTTATTTCGAAATGGTTGGTGGCAAAGGTGGTAATTTAGATAATACATCTTTATATGTTCCATTAGAATTTTGGTTTTGTAGAAATATAGGTCTCGCATTACCTTTAATCGGATTACAATATCACGAAGTTAAAATAGTAGTACAATTCGAAGAACATGGCAAAGTACATACCAGTGGTACGCCAGGAAATTTATCTGGTTCTTTATGGATAGATTATATCTATTTAGATACTGATGAAAGAAGAAAATTCGCGCAATCTTCTCACGAATACTTAATTGAACAATTACAATTTACTGGCAGAGAAAAAGCTTCTAGCAAAATGAAATTAAATTTCAACCATCCTGTTAAAGAATTAGTATGGGTTTTACACAAAGAGGAAGATAATATCGACTGGTTTAATTATACTAACGCGGGTCTAACCGCAACAAGCGACTACACTAGTTATGATACTTTATCTTCTAATTTAGGCCCTGCTGGATCTAAAGATAGACTATTCACTGAAGCTAAATTAATATTAAATGGAAATGACAGATTTTATGCAAGAGATTCTAGATACTTTAATTTAGTACAACCATTCCAACATCACGAAAATGTACCAAATAATGTTGGTATCAATGTTTATTCGTTTGCATTAAAACCCGAAGAACACCAACCGTCTGGAACATTAAACATGTCTCGTATAGATACTGCAATATTAGACATTAAAAGCTCTGCAGGGGCAGATATTTCTATATTCGCTGTCAATTATAACGTATTACGTATATTATCAGGTATGGGTGGCATTGCTTATTCTAATTAGATTTTTTCAAAGATTTTTTTTCTATTATAATAGTATAAGATACATATAATATATGGGCGGTGGTTTATTACAATTAGTTGCTTATGGTGCACAAGATGTTTATCTAACTGGTAATCCACAAATTACATTTTTTAAAGTTGTTTATAGACGACATACAAATTTTGCTTTAGAGTCTATACAACAAACTTTTAATGGCACAGTCGCATATGGTCAAAAAGTAACAAGCACTATAGCAAGAAATGGTGACTTGATATCACGAGTTTATTTAGTTGTTTCAGCAGTAACGACAAATGCATGTCCTTATTTTGGATTAAGACTTATTAAATATGCAGAGGTTGAAATAGGTGGTCAAAAAATAGATAAACATTATTCTGACTGGATGTATATTTGGAATGAATTAAGTTTACCTATATCTAAAAAAGAAGGTTATTTCGAAATGGTTGGTGGTAAAGGAGGAGATATTAGTGCTAAAACCCTATATGTACCATTAGAATTTTGGTTTTGTAGAAATGTAGGGTTGGCATTACCACTAATTTCATTACAATATCATGAAATAAAAATTAACATTCAATTTGAAGAAAAAAAAAATTGTTATACAAGAATTGGTGTAGGGACGGAATCGTCAATAACCCCAGCTACTGCTACTTTAAATGCACATTTATGGGTCGATTATATTTACTTAGACACAGATGAAAGAAGAAAATTTGCTCAAACATCTCATGAATATTTAATAGAGCAATTACAATTTACAGGAAAAGAAGCGTTATCTGAAAAAATAAGATTAAATTTCAACCATCCTGTTAAAGAATTGGTTTGGACTATTAAAAAACCAATAACTGGCGAACATGAAATAAATAGAAATTGGTTTAATTATAGTAGAGATGGCAACGAGTTGGATAAGGATACAGTTATAACTGATTATAATGATATGAAAAAATTATTAGGACCAAGAGGCTCTGCAAAAGGAAATACGTATACTAAAGCTAAAATATTATTAAATGGTAATGATAGATTTACATCAAGAGATAATAACTACTTTAATTTAATTCAACCATTTCAACATCACGAGAATGTTCCAAATAATGCGGGTATAAATGTATATTCTTTTGCATTAAAACCCGAAGAACACCAACCATCCGGCACTTTAAATATGTCTAGAATAGATACATCATTTATTAAGTTTGAAATAGCTCAAGGTGTGACTACTTCAGAATATATATTTTCTATTTATGCTGTTAACTATAACATACTAAGAATAATGTCAGGAATGGGAGGAATTGCATATTCCAATTAAATTTATATAAGTCTAATTTTTTTCTCCTAATATAGTATAAAGATATATTATGGGTGGTGGTCTTTTACAATTAGTAGCATATGGTGCTCAAGATGTTTTTCTAACTGGTAATCCACAAATAACTTTTTTTAAAGTTGTATATCGTCGTCATACAAACTTTGCTATTGAATCTATAGAACAAACATTTAATGGAACTGCAAGACTCGGCTCTCGTGTTAACGTTTTGATAACAAGAAATGGAGATTTAATTAACAGAATATATTTCAAAGGAACATTAAAAGCTACAGGAAATGTTGCATTAGTTCCCTATTTTGGTCTTAGATTGTTAAAACAAATTGAATTAGAAATAGGTGGGCAAAAAATAGATAAACATTATTCTGAATGGATGTATATTTGGAATGAATTAAGTATGCCATTAGGTAAAAAAGATGGTTATAATAAAATGGTAGGAGGAAATATAAGAAATAGTTCAATATTTTTAGCATCTACTGAAACATATGATGTTTATGTGCCTTTAGAATTTTGGTTTTGTAGAAATGTTGGTCTATCTTTACCTTTAATTGCTTTACAATATCATGAAGTTAAACTTAGCATTGAATTTTGCAATCAACAAGAAATAAAAGATACTTATGTGGGAAATTACTGTTATAATGACAACGTAATCCAAAAACACTCTGGTGCTTCACAAAATAACAGTAATCATACTGGTAATGTTGAGTTAAAGGATGTAGAACTATGGGTTGATTATATTTTCTTAGATACTGATGAAAGAAGAAGATTTGCTCAATTATCTCATGAATATTTAATAGAACAATTACAATTTAATGGTTCTGAAGTTATATTAAATGGATATACTGATGAAGAAACTTATTCATTTAAAAATGTTAAATTAAATTTTAATCATCCATGTAAAGAACTTATTTGGGTAATAAAACCAGATAATGATTCTGATAATGCTGAGAAAAAACTAACAAATACAGATGATGAAGAAATAACTGTAAAACAATCAGGTGTTACTGGAAAAGTTTATTGGAATAACTTTAGTAATAATCAATATAATGCTTATAACCATCTTAAAGAAAATGAAATAGGCGATGATATGGATTCAGATACACACGCAAACATAATAGAAAATTGTACAGCGCATGCTAAATTACAATTAAATGGTAATGAAAGATTTACAGAAAGAGATGGAAACTATTTTTCTATTATTCAACCATATCAACATCATGAAATTACACCTGGCGAATATAATAAAGGTATCAATATGTATTCGTTTGCATTAAAACCCGAAGAGCATCAACCGTCTGGAACATTAAATATGTCTCGTATAGATAGTGCTCATTTACAATTATCATCGCGA